GGCATCTGCTGAAGCAGCATTGCCAGTTTTCTCAGGTCTTCTTCTGAAAAGTTTACCGGACCCAACGGTTGTGTCATTTGATTAATCATGTTAGTTTCTGTGCTGGTAGTTTCATTGTGTTGGATCTGATGCCCACTTCCAGCATCAGTGATGAAATTGAGTATGCCTGCCCTGGCGTTGCTTCTTCTGTATCAGAGATCCTGAAACGGATACTTTGGCATTTCTGTTTTTTACAGTGCGCACGAAATTGGTAAACTCCATTTGCAACTCCAGAAGATGTTCCAAAAAACCCTTCATCTCCATATGGTGTGGAGTCTCCATATTCAATAATTTCCAGGTCTGTTATGTAATTGAATTTGTGCAGCTCATTGAAATATTCCTGGTAGTTGTGACCAATTTCCAGCTGCAGTGTATGGGTGCTTTTGAAGTCACCAAGTACAAATGCCCGCCTTACCCTTTGGAATCCTTGAATACCGTTTGTCTTTACCCATGAAGTTGTCAATGACATTTCAATTGGATCATTTGCATCTTTGTATGAGGTGGCACTTTGTTGGAAGATTCTGCCATCAGTTCTAAGATAGACGTAGTCACCATTACCTCCTTGCCAGGTGGTTGCTCCATTGCCCTGGTGGTTGGTCCAGGTTGCCCATTTGCCATAGAAATAATCGTATATCAAGGCTCGTCCATCAGAAGTCAGGTAGCGTATCTGGTTCTCATTCTGGATCAATTCGGCACTGGTAATTGTGAGTGCATTGTATGCCTCAACCTCTGCTCCAATGTATATTGTCTCCAGGGACCGGTTCAGTAGATATATCCCCTTGTTTGATTGAAACATGAGTCCCAGTGGCATTAAAACCAGGGAGTTGGTGTTACTGCACCCAACGTCACCAGTTATCACTTGTGCAGGCGAAAAATCATTTTGCGCACCAGTGGAAGTTGGTCCGTTTCCGGTGATGTAGAAGATCTGGTTTGGCTCGAAGATTATTAATTTCTGGTCAAATTCGGAAAGGGCGGTTATGCGGGTGGCCTTATTCAAAACAATGGAAAAAACATCTGTAAATTCTACTGGACTCAAGGGCTGCCGGTTTTTTGAATAAATCAGTTTTTTGGGATTCTCAGAACTCACACAAACCAACCTGTTTTTGTATGGTGTCAATACCAGGGATGCAGGCGGGGGTATGTTTTCGATTATTCCACCATTTGTGTAGAGAGACTCAAATGCAACAAGATTTGCATCTGTCACGGTTGAATCTGCAAAAGTAACTGAATCTGCTGCAGTATTATTTGCAACTTTGCCTATCTTGAAAAATAGCCTGCCTAGAGTGACTGTCCGGTACACCTCACAAATTACATCAGTTTTCTGAGTCAGTCTTAGACTTGGTATTGTAAGTGTTACAGTTGAAGATCCACCAGATGTGGTTGCAGATAAAGCCACACTTGGTGCGCTTCGGTGATCTTGGCCTTTCGCATCAGTCCAAATCCATATAACCTGGTATAAATAAGTACCTGCAGCAAGGGATCCAGCAGAATTATTTACAACTGCAGAAATATTTTCTGGATATAAGTGAAAATTCAGTTCCACAATTTGCTGGCTATCATACATTGAAACAAATCCACCTCCAATATGCAGATTGCTACCTAATTCTGCTGCTTCAAATCTTTCAACGGATGTAAAATCAATAGTAATATTTGAAATACCAGTGAGTGAATAAAGATCATTATTTTTGCTGGTCAACCTTGTTCTGACTAATCCACCATATTTGAAAACACCAGCTACTGATGAATCTACAGAAGCAAGAAATTTGGCAGGAAGTGGACCAGACGTTCCAGGTAGAATCTTTGCGCTTATAAGACCATCTGTATTAATAACAAAATAGGTCGGCTGCAGACCTGAATCATGGACTGCAATAAAATATTTCTCAGAATCATATTCCCATAGTTTTGACACTAACCCCACACTGCGTTTAATAATTGCAGCTGCTCCCATAGAATCACTGGTTATATTGTAAAGCGCACCCTTTACCTGGTGGTCATAAGTATTAGTGGCATTGAGGGTGTAAATTATCTGCAGATCTCCTGCCTGCGTGACAATCATTGATGCACCATCAATTAAAGTTGCAGTTCCTTCCACAGTGTGCGTTGCTTCTACTAATAAAACACTTCTCAACCGTTTAATTTTCAACCCTGCAGATGAGCCGGTGCTTGCATATCCAATATAGATGCGCTCCTCTTCTGCTGTTGCTGTGTTTACTTGATCTGCACAAATTGCAATGCAATCTGTTGCATTTGTTGATGTAATTGTTACAACTGCTGGAAAACCATTAGCAGAAGTCCCAACTGCACCATCTGTGGTTATATATCCAACGTCAACCCTGGTGGAGCCACTATTGTTATAGCAAACGATGCCATTGCCACTGGACGCATTATCTGAATAAATAGCCACGTCATAGACAGGATTTGTAGCATTAACTACAGAGCTAATAGTTTTTGCAGCTTTAAATGCAACTGGATTATTTGTGTCAACCTGAACGCTTTTGAGGAGATGTGGAGATGCAGAAGTGTCCAGGTAACAAAGTGTGGGATTTGGACCTAAACGTATGCACCTGGGATTAATTGCAGTTGCATCTATCAAAGTTGCTGCCTGAATTATTCCACCAGATACTGAGTCCAAAACTGAGGCAAATATTCCCTCCAATGCGCCTGCAGCAGAATATTGCTCCCAGGCAAATAACTGCAGACCGGATGCAATACAGGAATCCTGGTTCTTTGCTTCACTGGTGTTTCTAATTATATCATCAGAATCTATTGATACAGACTGAAACCCACCCTTGTCAATCCAGCGTTCAACTGATTCAGAATAGGAGTAAAGTTTTGAAGAAGAAAACTCCAGAAGTTCATCCTGGAAAGAAGTAATTCCCTCTCCAGAATCTAGCAGATCTGTTGCACCAGAAATTGTTTGACTCAATGCAGTGTAGCCCAGGCGTTTTGAAATCTGGCTGCCTACAGTGTATCTGCCGTTTTTGAGGTCTGTGAGGGCTGGAGTGAGTTTGGGGTCATTTTTCGTGTCCAAACCGGCAACAACGTCAACTGGAACGAGTGTTTTTTGTAGGGGCATTACCTTCCTTCATGTCGATTAAACATTGACGATAACCAATTAGGCGTTGCTGGCGTGTTGCTAATTCATTAATAGTTGTTGATATTGATTCCAGTTCCTGGTCTGCTTTCTTGATCTGCTCATCCAAGGATAATTTTGCTGTCATGGTTTAGGAAACTTTGCTTTTACTGCTTCACAAGATTCTTGGTGTGTGGTTGTACCGTCCCTCATGTCTTTCATCAACATATCTAATTGATTGCCCACAGAATCGTAGGCTTTTGCTCGGTTTCTGGAATATTCTAAAGCATCGTATTCTGCTTGCAGACGAATTAATTCAGCATCAATTGCGTCATCACTTGGTGGCGTTTGTCCACCCAGATAATATATAATGCCATCCACTTTTTGAGAAAGCGGAGGGCCAACCAATGATTGTACTGCATCAAATTTTGTAAACTCTTTTATCATCTTGCCACCTCTGTTACAGTTGCGTTCCAGGTACTTCCTGAGTGTACTGGTTTATAATCACCAGAAGGTCTTAGGCCAAAAAGTCTGAAATTTAAAGTATCCCCTGCCGCCCATGAAGATTTTGTTGTTGGCATTCCCATTTCAGAAACTAATCCACAAAATACACGAAGCCAAGTATGTCCATAGGTGTATGTCCCAGCGTCATTAAGATAATAAGCCCCATAAGTATTTCTAGAAAGTCTTTCATCTGCTTCGTAGGTACTATTTGAAGCGGTTCGCATTGTCACTTGTAATTGGGCTGCAACATTAGCGATTTTTGCAAACATACCACCAAAAAATTCATAAATTAAGTATGAATTTGCACTTGATAATCTAGTCGTGTGAGCAACTTCGATTCCAGTATCAGTGAAAGTTGTGGAATTTGTAATTACATCAACGGAAATAATATCTCCTATAAAAGTCTGTTTTACCTGATGCCCAGATGGAAACGTGGCACTACTTCCAATAGTATTATTCATAGTACCAGTAGTAACAGTGCCTAGTCTTGTGATCGCATCTTGTGTACCAGATGTAATTGTTCCAGTTAAATTAGCAGCTGGAATTGAAGTTAAATTAGAAGCATTACCAGAAGCAGGAGTACCAAGCACTGCATTACCAGTAAAGGTAGGTGAAGTAAATGTAGGACTATCCCCTGATCCCACACCAATAGATGTCCTCAGAGTTGCACCAGATTCTATGGCAGGATCTGTAGTGCCATCACCAACCAGCATTTCACTATTAGCAAGCACTGCTGTTGCCGTGACTGCACCAGATCCAGAACCTAAAAGAATCCCCCCATCTGTGAAAGTTGATGCACCTGTTCCGCCTTGTTCAACCGTAGCAAGGGATTCAACAATCTTGCTGCGTGATGGAATTTTCCCTATTATTCCTGTCATAATTCCCCCTTATGTCCAGTCCTGGTCTATGTAACTTATGACAATGTCAATGTTACAAGTTCCAAATGACTTGAATAGTAGTTCATCTGTATTCATAAGCACCAGGCGATCATTAAAGATAAATGTTTCGTTTGCTCCTAAGTTTTGGTAAGATACTATTTCGTAGTTAGTTCCGGCTGCACTTGCATCAAGCCACAGACTAAATTGCTCTGCTGCGCCTACTGTTTCAGTTATTACTATAGACAAAACAGTATAAAGATGAAGATTTACACCATCAAGAATTTTTATTTCTGTAGTATCTGTTTCTGTAAAAACTCCTCTTTTAAGAGTTTCGCTGCCGGAGCCACTTGGAATTGCCATTTCTTGGTCCTTTCGTTATGCTCCCATAAAGAGAGCCTGGTGTGTACTTGACTGTAAAAAAGCCCCATTCTGGTGGACCTTTTTGGTGGTTGAAGTTTTAATATCACTGCTGCACTCAATATCCCCACTTCCATTGCAAGCGATGGTAATGTCACCATCTACACCGTCTGTTATTGTGACGGTTCCTGAATTGGTTCCACTGTTTGTACTTATAGTTATGTCGTGAGCACCACTGGAAGTTACTACACCAGCTGCACTTCCACTTCCTACCAAAATTTTTCCTGTACCATTTGGAATAAATTTTATATCTCCATCGGCTGCATCTACAATTGCAATGCTAGAACTTGAAGAACCACTGTTTGTAGCCAAAATCAAATCATAAGCTCCATTGGAAGAGAGCTTACCAGTTGCTCCTCCGTTACCAACCACAACGTAACCTGAACCGTGTGGTTTGAGGTTGATAGGATAGTTTGATGCAGAAGTTGCAACATTGATTGCAGATGTTGCATAAGATGTTGCAGTTGTCAGGAAAGTACCATTTTCAGATGGTACATAAATGGTTCCAGATGCACCACTAACACCTGCATTTGCAGCAATTGTCACATAGTCATTATCTGCAGAATTATCATCAGTGAATTTGTACAACAGCAGATCTGCATGGGCCATTTTACCATAATCCTGGTTGGTTCCATCTGTAAAGAAATTGAAAGTTTTTGATCCATCTGCGTAGGTAGCAGCAGGATTTCCAGTGGTCATGCCTGAGATGCTTCCTGCTCCTGCATTAACAGTTCCTGAAATCGTCATCTGTATTGCAGTGCCAGAACCATCTCGAAAGAACAAATTTCCACTTGTTTGGTACAGACTATAAGCTGTTGTGGCAGCTGTTACTGTGCTGTTAAAAATGACATTTTTTAATTCTGTGGCACTGTTACTGTTATAATCCAGGTCTGCATTTATATTGACTGCAGCTGGAGTAATGCGGATGCCCTTGTTTGAAGAGTGATCGTGACCATCTACTGCATCAAT